CACGAAAAAAGATAGCCGTAGAGGCGCTCGTGAAGTACAGCGCTCCACCCTCCCACTGAGCCAAGGCCAATGAGCCTGCACTGTTGACCGTCGCCGTTCCGGCTGTGATCGTGCATGTGCCTGTATTAATGTTGTGAATCCAAAGAACGTCACCAGCAGCAAACAGCCCGGTATTGACCGTAATTGTCGTAGCGCTTGCCGAGTTCATGATTACTCGAGTTCCAGCATCAGCCGCCAGCAATACGTAGCTGGTGGTTTTGGTGCTGGTATCCCAGTTGAAATCGTTATTTTGCAGGTTATTCATTTGCGCTGCAGTCAGCACTTGTGCAGCTGTAAAGACTTGCTTGGTCATGGTTACCTCATCCTAATACGTTTGTGCCATCAAGTTGACCGTACACCGGGTCATCCAAAATGAGCTGGAACACGATGGTGGTCGGGGCTGTGTAGTACGTAATGCGATGGCCTGACGCGAAATTGATGTTGCCCTCAATACCTTCAATGCTCAACTCTGACGTGATGGTTGACAGCCCGGTGATGTCTTTGGTGACCGTGATGGTGTCTCCGATGTCCACGGTGGCAGCCAAAGCGCGCTCAGCGTTGTCCAGCAGGGCAAAGCTGGTGCTGACAGCCGTAAAGCGTGGGGCAGGTTCAGGCTCCAGCAAATAGTCAGCCAAGTCATCAATCTCGGTTTGCTGATGCAACAGGCTGTTGGTGATCGACTGCGACTGAATAAAGTACGTGGCCTGACTGGTCAAATCCTCAGCCAACGCATTCTTGCCATCGAGTGCTTGCACGTAAGCACGGTTTAGCACGCCATCAGCGTCAAACTCAATCTCCACGCTGTCATACGGTGTGTTGGTGTTGTCATCGGCAAACGTGATGACCGAACCGCTCAGCGTGGCTCCGATACGCGGCTGGAACGTAAACACGCCAGCCCGACTCATAAACACGCGGCCCTGCTCCGCCTGATTGATTTGCGTGATGTAGCTCAAAGTGTTTTGCCCGGCATTGAGCGTGTATGAGCTGTCATGGCCCAAGTCGACCGTGCCCACGTCAATAGCCGTGGTGCCTGTGTAATTGACCTCTGGCAACGCTAGAACAGTCTCAATGCGTTCTCCCGAGGTTTCCGCACTCGGGTTGAACGCAGCCATCTGCGTCTGAGCCAGCAGGTAGAAATCGTCTGAGCATTGCACCGCCACCGTGTTAGGGCCAGCCAACGCAAACTCGTAGTTGTAAGCCGTGACGTAGCCGACAAACAGGTATTCCGATGATCGGCTCAGCCTGACTCGACGCATAGGTGCAAGGCCCGGCTTGTCGTTGCTTGGGTCGTAATAGGGGCTGGCAGTGTCATACGGCCCAAGGATGCCTGTCTCGTCGGTCATGCGAAAGCTCATTGTCCCGGCACCAAACTGATCGTCAATGTTGCGGCGACCTCGCTTGTAGGCAACCTCGGTCACATACTCAGTGATGTCTGCGTATGTCGTATTAGGGCCAAGCGTGTAGCTCGTATTGTTTAACACGCCCTTGGTTGCGTCATTCAACCTGAATGAGTTGTAGTCAAAGCCTGTGTCAAGCTCGAGCAGGTAACTACCTGATTGGACAACGCTCGCAGCCATGGTTACGCAATCTGTACGTCAAGTGGGCCGCTGCGACGGTTGTACTGTTTCAACGCGTTCACGATGGTGTCACCGAGGCGCTCGTCGGCAATGGTGCTGTTGACAGTCACGTTGTACACAGCCTGCTTTGGCGCGTATGCCGCGTCCAGCATGGCTGGTACTTCGTAGTAGCGGCTCTTGGGGTCATACACCGAAGGGTCAAACGGTTGCACGGTCATTTGACCGCCACCGCCACCGCGACTACCACCGCCACCGCCACCCGATGGGGGAGGCAATGTTACCGGGGCAATAGCCGGGATGCTTGGCACTTGAATCATGCGCTCCACTCGATCAGGGCCAGCAGCTGTACCAGCAGTACCGCTAGCAGTGCCGCCGCTACTGATGTTGAAGCGTGGCAGGTTGATGTCGCCTAGTTCCCCGATGTTGACACCGGGCAGCAGGTTCAAGCCTTTGATGACGAGGTTTATCATGCTGACGTAGGTGTTTGCAATGCTCTCAAAAATGCCGATGATGAAGTTGCCCATGGTGGCAAATGCGTTTTTGACGCTGCCAGTCTTAGCGACCAGCACACCAAAGCCAGCCACCAATAGCGCTACAGCCGTTACGACCAAGCCGATTGGGTTAGCAGCCATCGCAAGGTTCAACGCCAACTGCGTCACCGTGATGACCTTCATGACTGCGTTCAATGCAAGAATTGCTCCGGCAAGTGAGCCGACCACAGCCATGACCGCTAGCACCTTGTCGGTGTTGTTTTGTACGTATTGCGCAAAACGTTGCAGTACCGGGAGCAGGCGCTCAAGGATGGGCAGGAATGCTGCACCGATTGATTCTTTGGTTTCGCCAATGGTGAGCGACAAGCGCTTCATTTGACCTTCAGCGCTGTTGGCAGCCACAGCTGCTGATCCGCCGACCGTACCAGCCACGGCCGCAAACACCTCATCAAGTGACGCGCCTTCTTTGATAAGGCTTCGTACCGAGGGCAGCAACGTGCCCAGCGCCTTGGTATTGCCACCGTACGCCTTGGCGATGGCATCCGTAGCCGTGCCCAAATCAACGCCAGTGGCTGCAGCAACGTCGAGGGCCAGCGTGAGGCCATCCTGTGCCGAAGTCATCTCTCCAGTCACCTGGACAAGCGAGGCGAGGGCTGGGCGTAACTCATCGTCAGCCACAGCCGCCGACATCATCGTGGACTCAATAAACGCCTCAGCGACCTTGATGTTGGCTTCCCCAGCCAGCGTGTTATTGGTAATGGCCTGGGCGAGCAGGGCTTGTGCTTTTGCGTCCTCAATAGCGGCTTTGGTTGCGTCACCGATGACCACAGCCAGCCCACCGATAGCCGCAGCTGCCGGGATGGCAGCCTTCTTGAGGGCAAACTGGGCTTTAGCGCCAGCGCCTTCAAGACTCTTGAACTCATTGATGGCGCTCTTGATTCCCTTGCTATCAAACTCGGAAATAATGGGAATGTTTACAGCCATTGCTACATCCTACGAACTCTGTGGAGCCATGACGAGATTGCGATTGACCTCACGCATAACACGCTCACACAACGCAATCATCTCCTGCTCAACCTGCGATTGGTTCTTTTCGTACGAAGGCCACAACACTCGAGAAGCGCGCCCATACCGGGCATTTAGCCGATCTACAAACGTGCCACTTGATTTACGTCCAGCAATGTCAAAAATGGTGTTTGCCGTACCAGTCCACACAATGCGAAACGTGCCGACATTGACTTTGGTGCCACGAAACTCTTTGACTTTTTTAGTATTGATTTTGGCTGCCAACATCTTTTGTGCAGCAGCCGTTGACCAACCATCTTTAGGAATAATCTCAAAGCCAGATTTGGTTTTCCAGCCACGATTCATACCACTCAACGGTGCTTGGCTAGGCATAGCCGCTTTGGCATCAGCCACGACACTCGACACAATCTGCTTGTAATCCTTGGTCACTTCACGACGCAACTTGGCATCAATGGTGTTTAGCTCTTTTAGAGCCGCCTTGATGCCGTAAATCTGAATGGTGCTTTCAACTGCCACGTTGTTGTTGCTTTCTCGCCAGCAGTAACACGGTAGCCAAATCCTCGGAATCAAACTCGATGTCAGGTGGCCACCACCCGGTAGCCAACAGCAGTTCCGCTAACTGGCGGCGGACGCTGTTGCTTCCGTAGGGTTTGCGTGGGCAGTCTCCACTACCTCAAAATCCTCAACGGACACAAGCCAAGTGTCATAGTCGCGGCCTTCACGCTTATTGACGTTGAGCTGATGCCACGCCATAAACATGATGTCATCAATGCCGATACCAGCCTGTAGATCGCTGGCGCGGCGCTTGAACTTGCGTTCCCACGCAGCAGCCGTAGCGATTGTCGTTGTGACTTGCTCTGTAACCAATTCCGCTGCTGGTGTCTTGAATGACACCTTGATGGTTAGTTTCACGCCGTCACGTCCTCAACGAGCACGCCGCCTGTGATGGTGATCTCCACTTCTGACAGTTCACCGACTGAGCCGTTGACGAGATCAAGCGACTCGAGGTATCCGCCAGTGATTTGGAACTCTGGGTTGGTCGTTGAAATGCCAGACGAGGTTGGCTTTACTGCGACGTACACGTTGGTGCCGACAAGGCTGGTGAGGTCAACGTACGTGCCGGGCGATGCCGAGTACTCCATGAGCAGCGTGGCGGTCACGGTCACGTTGGTAAGGCCACCAACGAATTGGCGGCCTGTGTTGCCAAACGAAGTTGAGTCGAGCGCTTCACGCGACTTGGTAATGACCACAGACTTGCACTGATCGGTCAGGTCTTTGATTGAGCCAACAGCAGCACCGATGCCGAATGTTGGGGAAGCCAGGTAAGTGGTTGCGTTAGCCATGTAGCGAATCTCCTCTACGTCGAGGGTCGCTGCTTACCCGTAGGGCAGTCTAGTAGCCCTAGGGGCTTACTTTGGTGCGTATTGTCAGCTCGTAAGCAGGGTAGTCAGCGCCACCATACGACACGGTAGTTGGGCGTGCATCGGTCAAGCCGATTTGTGCAGCGCGAATCAAATCAATGTTGTCCAGCAGGCTGTCAAGCGTCCTATTGTCACCAGTGCCCAAAGCAGTCATTACGACGCGGAATTCCATGTCAGCGACCACGTTGGTTGCCATCATGATGGTCGGTGCCTCGACAAGTGCGCATGGTGGGTTCATGTTGCGTGGATCATCAAACACGCGCAGCCCGGTTA